AATCGTAAGAAGACTAGGGATTCTTCTAGCAACGATTGGGATGCTATCTTTGAAGTTCTAAACGCCATCAAGGCTGAACTAAAAGAGTTTTTCCCATATAAACACTTGGAAGTTTATGGCGCAGAGGCCGATGATATCATTGCTGCACTAAGTGGTGAATTGGAGTTTGACAACGGTAAGACGTTGATATTGTCAGGAGACAAGGATTTCATTCAGTTGCAGAAATTCTGTAATGTTACACAGTATAGTCCTATAACCAAAAAGTTTATTAATGGCCAAGACCCAAATGATTATCTTAATGAACATATCCTAAAAGGCGATAGTAGTGATGGTGTTCCTAATGTGCTATCACCAGACAATACTTTTGTAGATGGTCTTCGTCAGAAACCCCTAAGTAAGAAGAAGATTGCTGAGATGATTGGTGGTGAATTTCCGAATGATGAAGTCAAACGTAATTTTCAGAGAAACAAAAAGTTGATTGATTTAGATAAGTCACCAACATCCTTACTTTTGGAATGTGTTAAGGCCTACAATACCGCACCAGAAGGTGATCGTAGCAAACTACTAAATTATTTTACACAAAAGAGGTTACGCAACCTCGTTGAATCGATAGGAGAATTCTAATGGCGATAGACACATATACTCTAAGTTTTGCAGAGATTTTTAGTAAAGTATCAAAAATTAAATCAAAAAAGGAAAAGGTTTCCTTTTTAAAGCACTATCAAACGGATGCTCTTCGTATGGTGGTTAAGTCTTCATTTGACCCTAAGATTGTATGGGCCCTTCCAGAAGGTGAGGTTCCATTTAGACCTAATGATGCACCAGAAGGTACAGAACATAGTAATTTGTCCTATGAGGCTCGTAAATTGTATCATTATATTCAAGGTGGTAATCCAATATTAACACAATCTAAAAGGGAATCTATGTTTGTTGCATTGTTAGAAAGTTTGCACCCAGATGAGGCTGATATTCTTGTTGCAGCAAAGGATGGATTACTTCATCAGAAATATAAAGGATTATCCAAGAATGTCGTAATGGAAGCATTCGATTGGGATGATAATTACATGGTTGTAGAGCAAGAAAAATATCCTCAAACTCCCGGCTTAGCAGCAGGTTAATATAACTTTTTTTGAAAATAATGCATTTTCTTCTTGACAAACCCCAATTCGTATGTTATACTTAATTATAAACTGAGGAAACAACGAAAGAGATTGCTATGAATAACGAAATGACTACCCTGCTTGAGAATATTAAAGAAGATTATCTCAAATGGACTACAAAATGTGCTGATGCCAAGGGTTGTGTGACCCTGAGCGAAACCAATGAGAAGATGATTGCTGCGTTCAATGAGGGTATTTCCTACAAGGCAGGAACCAAATACATCAAAATCACCAGAGAACGTAATGGCGTTTGGGG